GAGTTCAGAGGGGAGGAGTGCTACATCGCAGGAAGGCCGGCTACGGCGCGCCAGCAGCAGGTCGCGCAGGTGCTGGCCTTGTTTAATGGGCGCAACGCCAGCGAAGTGGCGCGGCGCCTAGGCATCAGCCGTCGCACGGTGTACCGGATCATCAAGCAGCCCGGCGAGGTGAAAACTGTGACAGCTTTCCGGGAAATGGCACAGCCGCGCGGCTAGTTTGTCCGGATGGATAGGAAACAGCATGGCACTGACATCACAAGACATTGACAACCTGGACGCCGCCATTGCCACCGGAGAGCTCGAGGTGGAAGTCAACGGGCGCCGCGTGAAGTACCGCAGCATCTCCGAGCTCAAGGCCGCGCGTGAGCATGTGTCCAGCGTGCTGCAGCAGGTCGACAGCACGCCGCGTCGCGGGGTCTACCGCGTCAACTTCTCGACCTCGAGGGACTGAGCATGGCCAACTTCGTCGACCGCCTGATTGGCATCTTCAACCCGATGGCCGGCCTGCGCCGCCATACTGCCCGCGAGCTGCTGGCGCGCGCCTACGAAGGGGCCAGCCGGCGCGACGGATGGCGTCCCAAGCGCGCCGGCGCCAGTGCCAACACCGACCATGCCATGGACTCCGAGGAGCTACGCGTGCGATCACGCGCTCTGGTGCAGAACGTGCCGTACATCGCGCGCGGCCTGGGATCGCTGGTAGCCAACGTGATCGGCACCGGCATCGTGCCGCGCAGCCTGAGCCCGCAGGCCGCCAGGATCGATGCCATCTGGGACGAGTGGGTCAAGGTGGCGGACGCCGACGGCCGCCTGGATCTGTACGGGCTGCAGGCAGCCGCCTACCGAGCCATGGAGCAGGACGGCGAGGTTCTGATCCGCCTGCGCACGCGCCGCCCTGAGGATGGCCTGCCGGTTCCGTTGCAGCTGCAGCTGCTGGAAATCGACTGGCTCGACACCAGCAAGACCGGGACCAATGGTGGCAACGACATCACCAGCGGCATCGAGCGCGACTCGCTTGGCCGCGTGGTGGCCTACTGGCTGTTCGATCAGCACCCGGGCGAGCTGGTGCGCAAGCGCCGCGGCCGATCCGCCAGCTACCCGGTGCCAGCCTCGAGCATCATCCACCTGTTCAACCCCGAGCGACCAGGTCAAGGTCGCGGCGTGGGGCGCCTGGCGCCGGTAATTGCCCGTGTACGCGATCTTCAGGTGTACGAGGATGCCGAGCTGCAGCGCAAGAACCTCGAGACCCGTTTGTCGGTGCTGGCCAGCGGTGACCCTGCCGCCATGGGTAGCTTCGACCCCAACGACCAGCGCTCCGAGGCTGAGATCCGCCGCGACGGCAGCCTGGGATCGCTGGCTGGAGGCGGAATCGTCCAGGTTCCCAGTGGCCTGAACCTGACCGTGGTCGAGCCCAAGGCGGCGCCGGGCTATGTCGAATACGTCAAGCACCAGCTGCACCTGATCGCCGCCGGCATGGGCGTGACCTACGAGATGCTGACCGGCGACGTGCGGGAGGTGAACTTCAGCAGCGCGCGTGTGGCCATGCTTGAGTTCCGTCGCAACGCCGAGCAGCTGCAGTGGCTGCTGCTGATTCCCAAGCTGTGCGACCCGATCTGGCGCGCCTTCCTGCAGGCGCTGGAGCTGACCGGATCGGTGTCCGGCCGCATCCAGCCGGCCTGCGACTGGTCGACGCCCAAGTGGGACTACGTCAACCCGGTGCAAGACGTGGCAGCCGACCTGGACGAGATCAGCGGTGGCCTGAGCAGCATCAGCGAGAAGCTGCGCCGCCGTGGCTACAAGCCCGAGCTGGTGTTCCAGGAGCTCAAGAGCGACATGGAGCGCCTGCAGGCCGATGGCACGCTGGACCTGCTGCTGATGCTGCAAAAGGGCCGCACCATGGGCATGGCACAAGCGCAAAGCAAGGCCTGATGCAAGTTGTGCCAGTTTTCCTGAACTTGGCACAGTTGAATCTGCACGATAGGCGGCATGAGCAAAGCCGCCACACCCAACGCTGCTACCCGTCGCCAGGAACTGCCGATTGCCGGCCGTGCGATGGAGGTTCGCAACTTCACCCGCGCCGCACCCGGAGCCAATGAGAGCGCTCCGCCTGCAACGGCGGAAATCGTGTTCTCGGCCGGCGCTGCAGTCCGCCGCTATGACTACTGGCGCGAGCGCGCCTACAACGAGGTCCTGGTGGTCGACGACACCGCCATCCGGATGGACCGATTCAGCCGTGGCATTCCCCTGCTGAACACGCACAGCGCATGGGATCTCGAGGATCAGCTGGGTGTGGTCGAGGATCCCAGGATCGAGGGCGGGCGCGGCATTGCCACCGCCACTTTCAGCCGTCGCGATTCCGTCGCCGGCGTGGTGCAGGACGTGGCGGACGGAATCATCCGCAGCGTCTCGGTCGGCTATGTCCGCCATCGCGTCGAGATGGTGCCGCCCGAGAACGACGGCGAGCTCTGGACCTACCGAGTGATCGACTGGGAGCCGATGGAGGTGTCCCTGGTCCCGATCCCGGCAGACATGGACAGCCAGATCCTGCGCTCTGCCGGCGGTCAGTCCGATGGTGCTGACGATCGGCAGCTGCGTCACTACCCGTGCGAGTTCGTCGAGCTCGCCACCCGAAATGCGCCCACGGCGGGCCCGTCAGCCGGAATTCCATCTCAACAAGGACGAAACATGCCTGGTCTCAACGACGATCTGAACCCCGCCGGTTCCACTGTTCCGGCACAACCCACAGCCACCGCACAGCCGGCTGTCGCCCAGCGCGCAGCAGACCCTGCGCCTGACGCTGCTGCCATCCTGCAGCGCGCCGCCGACATCACCGACCTGTGCGCCCGCCACGGTGCGCCGCAGCTGGCCTCCGGCCTGATCAAGGCCAACAGCTCGGTCGACCAGGCCCGCGCTGCCATCCTGGATGAGCTGGTCAAGCGCGACGCCGCCATGGGCGGCCACCGCAACGTGCGCGTCGAGACCGTTCGGGACGAAATGCAGGTCCGCATGGCCGGCATCGAACAGGCCATCCTGCACCGCGTCGCCTCGAACACCCAGCTGGACGACAACGGCCGCCAGTACCGTGGCATGTCGCTGCTCGAGCTGGGCCGCGATTTCCTGGAGGCGCATGGCGTCAATACCCGTGGCATGGACCGCCTGAGCCTGGCGACTCGCATGCTGCACTTCCGTGCCGGCGGTGCGCATGGCACCAGCGACTTCCCCAGCCTGTTTGCCAACGTCGCCAACAAGCGTCTGCGCGGCGCTTACGACGAGAACCCCGGCACCTACGCGCTGTGGGCCCGTCGCGCCCCGAACGCCCCGGACTTCAAGTCCATCCAGGTCACCAGCCTGTCGGGCGCCCCGGCGCTGCTGCAGACCAACGAGCATGGCGAGTTCAAGTACGGCTCGATGTCTGACGGCAAGGAAACCTACCAGGTCATCACCTACGGACGCATCGTGTCGCTGACCCGCCAGGCCATCATCAACGATGACCTGCGCGCCTTCGACCGCCTGGTGACCGCCTTCGGCTTCAGTGCCCGCCGCCTGGAAAACCGCCTGGTCTACTCGCAGCTGACCGACAACGCCAACATGGGTGACGGCGTCGCGCTGTTCCATGGCACCCACGCCAACCTGGGCACCGGCGCCGGCTCTGCACTGCAACTGTCGGCTCTGAGCGCCGGCCGCACCGCCATGCGCCTGCAGAAGGGCCTGGCCAACGAGGAGCTCAACCTGTCGCCGTCCTACCTGATCGTGCCGGCCGCCCTCGAGGCGACCGCCTATCAGCTGACCAGCGCCAACTACGTGCCGGCCAAGCTGACCGACACCAACGAGTTCCGCGCCGGCGGCCGCACCAGCGTAGAGCCGATCGTCGAGCCGATCCTGGACGGCGTCAGCTCCACTGCCTGGTATCTGGCTGCCAACAGCGGCCAGGTCGACACGGTCGAGTATTGCTACCTGGACGGCGCCGAGGGTCCGGTGATCGAGTCCGAGGTGGGATTCGAGGTCGACGGCGTTTCGTACAAGTGCCGCGAGGACTTCGCCGCCAAGGCCATCGACTACCGCGGCCTCTACAAGGGCGCCGGCGCCTGATGAATCAAGGCCTCGCCAGCCGGCGGGGCTGATCCCCACCATTCCAGGAGATACCCCATGAAGAACCAAGTGCAAGACGGCGACGTCATCACCGTGACCGCTCCCTACACCGTCACCTCCGGCCAAGGCTGCCAGGTCGGCGCCGCCCTGTTTGGCATCGCCTCCGGCGACGCCGCCAGCGGCGCCACGCTCGAGCTGCAGCTTGAGGGCGTCTATGACGTCACTGCGCTGTCCACCGACACGGCTGCCGTCGGCGACCTGCTGTACTGGGACAACACCAACAAGCGCCTGACTACGACCGCCACCAGCAACCTGAAGGTGGGCGTGGCCGTGGCCGCCAAAACTGCCGGCGCCACGACCGTCCGCATCCTGCTGAACGAGGCGCGCTGAGCGCTGGCAGACCATGGCGCCGCGCTTTGCCGACCTGGAATCTCGCGTCAGCGGCGCGGTGTTCGCGCGTCTCTCCAATGCCGTCGCCACCTTCGATGGCGGCCGCACAGTGGATGGCATCTTCGACGAACCCTACGCGCGCGCCGACATTGGCTACATGGATGCGGCCAGCAGCCGACCGACCTTCAGCCTGCCGACTGCGCAGCTGCCGACCGGTCCCGACTGGCGCAGCTTCCTGGTCGGCGAGCTGGGCGCGGTGGATCTGCACATCAGCGTGCGCGGCGTGGATTACGTGATCGTCGGGCACGAGCCGGACGGCACGGGCGTCTCGCGCCTGGTGCTGCAA